CATTAGGCGACAACACATTGACATCTAACGGACGGCCGATGGCGTACGGTGTTCCAGTTTCATCTGTGGCAATGTTACAGCCTTATGAGGTTACAATCGGAACAACACCTACACAAGTATCAGATTTACTATTAACAAATCCTAAAAACATCGTGTTTGGTGTTTCTCGTAATGTTCGCCTTGAATTCGATAAGGATATTCGTGCCAGAACATTTATCATCGTTCTGACTATGAAGTTGGATGCTAAATTCGAAGAAGATGACGCAGTAGCTAAAGCCACTAATGTGCTTCACACATTCTAATTAAATAAGAATCATCTAAAGGGGTGGGGGCTTATGCACCCGCCTTTTTTATTATATGAGGAGGAAAACAGATGACGACAGTAAAAGCAAAGCTAGCAGGATCAACTTATTGGATCGGGGAATATCTCATTGGAGATAACCCTGTGGAGGTTGATACAGATGCAATGGCCAAAATTAACGAAGCTCAAGAGAATGGTCTTTTTGCTTTTGAGATTACAGAAACCCCCGAACATAAGGGCGAAGATCCAAAAGGCAAGGGAGATACCAAGGAAAAGGCCGGAGAGGTATCTGACGATTCCGAAGATTTGGGGATCGAATTCGAAGAGGAACCAGAAAAACGCAAACCATTATCTAAAATGAACAGAGCAGAGCTGGAGAAGGCTTTGAATGAGGAAGGTATCGAGTACAAGGATTCAGATACGGTTCCAGAATTACGCAAGCTATTGGGGGAGTAACCTATGATCGTAACAGCGCAGGAGCTCAGAATTTTTACCAACAATGACGCAGTTAGGGAGCTGGCTGATACTTCATTGAACGGAGCCATTATGCTGGCGGAGGCTAAACTGAAAGAATCCATTTGTGACCCTAATTTAGCCAGATTGGTGGATGGCACTCATCCAGAAGAAATATTATTCTCTATTAAAAGGCTGGCCGAATACTACGCTTTCAATTTGGGGGAAGAAAGCAGAGTGCTCAATGGTATGGAATCGGAGCGTATGGGTAACTACACATACACGAGGGCTAAAAGTTCCGATACTGTTGCTGACATATTAGACACCCTCTGGCCGATCCTGTCCCCACATAATAAATGTGTGGTCCTTCGGGGGTCCAATGTGGTAAGGATGCGACGACTATGATGTGGCCACATCGTACGCCGATTAGGCGAGTCCCCCAAACCAGCCACCAAATGATCGGGAATGTAAAAATCAATACACCGGCCAAGAATGAACTTGTGGAGATAGCTAATAGTGTACCCTGCAGGTTTAGCTATTCCGGTAAAAGGATAACACCACTAATTCAGATGGGAAAGAATCTTTGATCGTCATTGAATACTTGGTGTTCTTCAAAAAGAATGCTGATATCAAACGGGGCGATCTGGTAGAATTCGATGGCCAAACATTCAGGGTCCATAATGTAATTCCAATTTATGGACTTAAACGAATAGATCACTACGAAGTGGAGGTGGTATCCCGTGGCCGACAGTAGTATTGAAGGATTCGATGAAATGCTCAAAATCATGATAGAGATCAATGAGGAATTGCCAGCTCAATTAGATCAATGGATGGAGAAGATTGGGATATTTTTCCTCAAGGAAGTAAGACGAGAGATCCGATCCAGAAAACTGATGGACACCCGTAATATGTTATGGTCCTTTCAGAAGGACAATGAGAACAATATATGGGAAACTCAGCAGAACAATGAAAGTCTCACTTTAAATGTGGGTAGTGTGGTAGATTATGCCCTCTATATCGAAATGGGTTATGTCATGAGAAATGGCCGGGTGGTCTATCCCAAACCGTATTTCCGCACAGCACATCGGACTACTGAGAAGGTGTTTATGAGGATGGCCGAGAGTGCATTCGACAGATGGGTAAACAAGAAAATGAAAGGGGGCTAATCCAGTGCACATTGTATTGGCGTCGATAGCGTTCAAATTATCTCAAAAATTCAAGGCAGAAGGGTTGGTCCCACCTACTTTTCAATACGCCTCAAACGATATAGAGAGTACAAATTCTGGTGTACCCTTTCTAGTTTTATCCGATCCAGAAAGCGACATGTACTCAGCCGGGTCTGCTGGGATGGACACGGATCAAACGGCGACATTGATTCTAGTACACCAGACAGATTTGGAAGCTAGTCAAATGGCACGGGTTATAACTAAGTATATAGGACAGGACAAAATGAGCCTTGAGCTGGTAAACGGCGCAGGGCAAAAAATCGGACAGAAAAACATTGATCGGATCAGTACCCGTCCAATGGCCAATGAATCGGACCAGAGATACGGAATATCGATCATGGTCGAGTGGGTAGACCGAGAATTTTATCCAGAAGTGGATAGTATTCTGCTGGTTGAGCTTAATGTTGATGTCCAAGAATAAGGAGGAAAATGTCAATGGCAGGAGGAAGCTGGGAAGCTGGGGTCGATAAGATCCGGGCTGGTATCTATACCAACTTTGTACAGCAAGCAATAAATCAAGTGTCAAGTGGGGCCCGTGGTGTCGTTGCGATCGTGTTGACTGCATTTGAGGGACTGGCACAACCAGACACTGTTTATGAATTCAGCGCAGTCAATGGAATGGCAGAAGTAAGAACAACTTTAGGTGTGACAGGTGGAAGACCAATTGAATTGGCTTTTGCTGGAGGAGCATCACGAGTAGTGGTATACACTGCCCCTAATACGATGGGGACACCAGATGTCAGCAAAGCCTACAACGCACTAAGTACCCGAAGATTCAATGCATTCTGCTTTTCTGGACCTGTAGGAGATTCGGTACTAACAGAAGCTGTTGCATGGCAAAGAGCAAACCGTGAAAGTGTCGGACGTCATTTCTTTGGGGTTTATGGTGGTTCTAGTGTGGATGATCAGACACCAAGCATCGGTAACACAAGGTCGAACCTTGTAAAAGACCTTTACAGCATCAATTTGATTGTTGGTGGGTCTGTTGGGGGTCATTCTTTCTCATCCGCTGAGTACGCACCATATATTGCTGGATTGGTTGTTGGTACGCCTATCAACGAGGGTATCACATACGCAACTGTCAGTCTTAATGAAGTCAATGTTCGTCTAACACCCGCACAGATCGAAACGGCCATCCAAGCTGGATCTCTGGTATTAACGGACAACGAAGATGGTACGATTGTGGTTGAGCGTGGTATTACTACCAATGTGGGTAGTGTAACAGCTGGCTCTAATAAGATCCGCAAAACACGTACTAACATGACAATTCTGAATGATGTCACAAGTACAGCCAATGCCAACTGGATCGGCAAAGTAAACAACAATGCAGACGGCCAAGCGTCAGTTATTTCTGGTATCAAGGGATACCTCAATGAACTGGCTAATGCCAACGTAATACATGCAGAACCTCTAGAGGTCTTTCTAGACCCTAATTTCAGGAGTGAAGGCGATAAGATGTATATTGCCATCCGTTATATTGAAGTGGATTCTGCAGAAGAAATTTATTTGACAATCCATGCTGGAGCATAAGAGAGGGGGACATTAAATGTTAGATGAAAGAACAGTTATTAATGGTTCATACGGCGAAGTCTGGAGCGAAGGCACATGGCTTACTAATGTAACTTCTGCTGAGGCGGTAATCGAGATCGGTAAGGAAGAAATCAGCCGGGCTGGAACACGTTGGGTGGGCCACAAAGTAACAAGTGTAACCGGATCTGGAACTCTATCCGGCTATAAGGTCAACACTGCATGGATCGAAAAAGTGGCGAGTGTCTTGAGTAACCGTGGTACACCATTCGTTACAGAGCTTATCATTAAATTGGATGATCCGGAATCTTTGGGTGCTATGAGAGCCCGCCTATCTGGCGTGTCGTTCGATCGTATCGATATTGCCAACTACGAAGTGGGGTCCCTAGTGGAAGAAGAACTGCCATTTACTTTTTCCGGTTTCGAGCTTTTAGATCGTATCCCAACAGCATAATAGCCACATTGGTGTAAAAATTACCCTCTCCTTGTTAATATACAGGGCAGAGGGTATTTTTGTATCCATCAAAACACATTAGGAGGAATTAAACAAATGAGCAAATCAACAGAAGAAGTTAAAAAGGAATTTACGGCAGAGGAATCAATGAGGCTGTTATTAGGCCAGTCCACCAATATTACAGCCGAAGTGCATCTGAAGCGATTCGGGGACCTTCCGTTTATATTGCGCCCTATCGATGGCGAAGAAATGGACCAGATCCAAGAAAGAGCAACTTTCTACCGTGTCAAGGGTAAAACCCGCACTAAAGAGATGGATGAAACACTGCTACAAACCCAATTAATCAGTCGAGGAGTTAAATCTCCAGATTTGAATTCAGAAGCATTTCTAGCACACTATAAAGAGTCTGATCCGGCACAAGCCATCAAGAAGCACTTTTTAGCTGGAGAGCTTACCTATCTATCTGGAGAGATTATGGCGCTGTCTGGTTTCGATAACGACGAAGAAGAAGAAACTATCGAGGCAGTAAAAAAGCCCTAAGGGGATCAGAGGCTAACTGGCTGGCCCAATGTGCAGAATATCTGTTACTTGAGCACGGCCGGCTACCTCATGAATTCATGGCACTACCCCACAAGGAAAAATTGTTCGTATATTCCTGCTTGAGCCTCAGACATCAAGAGCAGGAAAAAGCGAATAAATTTAAGAAATAATTAATAGACAGACAGGGAGGTGGAGCGAATGTCCGGGAATAAAACACTCACAGCAACATTTAAGATGAAGGACGATATCACTGGTAAACTGTCTAAAGCTATCAATTCCATGCAGAAATTCAAGCAACAAACAGAGAAAGTGACTAAAGGGGTAAAGGATCTAGACAACCAGAAAATGGGCAAGTTCTCTGGCAATCTGCAGAAGGTAAATCAAAATATGAATGCACTGGCCGATAATTCATCCTTGGGGAAACTGACAAACGCACTAGGCAGAGCCAAAAATCGAATATCCGACATCTTCAAAGAATCCAACAGCCTCAAAGAATTTGGCCAGAACATGAAAAAAGAATTCGATGCAGTAAGAAAGAGAATTGCAGATTCTGTTGCCGACATGGTTAGAACATCGGCCAATGGTATCAAAAGGATATCCCAATCGTTCGCTAGATCCGGAATTGCACAAGCCGGGGCTAAGATGGTAGAAAGTATCCAGAATCTAGGCAGAAATATCGGCCGGGGAATTAGCAAAATCGGGGATTCAGCAGTACGAGGATTCAAAGGTATTGCTGATAGAATTCCTCAACCAATCAAAAATATGGCAAACAGAATCGCAGGTACATTTACTAACATGGCAACTAGAATACATGCCACTGTAGCCGGGATCGGTAGCAGAACAGTAGGTGGGTTCGCTAGGTTAGGATCCGGAATCCGTAACGCTTTGAGTACAACTTCACGGGGTGTCATTGGAATACTAAGCCAGATGGCCAGAGGAGCACACAATATAGTGGGCCAGATGGCTGGTTCTATGGGTCGATCACTAAGTCGAGCATTCCATGGAGTAACTGGAGCAGTATCTAGAGTTGCTAATGATGGCGGCCGGGGTGTTGGGGTCATAGGTCGCACATTGGGCAGGTTAGTGTCAGTTGCAAGTCAAACGATGGCAAAAGTTGCTGGGGCGATAGCACGTTCCCCAATAGGCAGGGCCATGGGATCAG